GGTGGCCAAATCTTGGAGCCTCCTCGCTCCACTATTATGTTAACACAGCGAGCAGGAAATGTCTACTATTTCCTACCGCCGTAGTGGGCGACGACTCGTTCGAGCGCCGCGGGCGTACACTCTACGCAGGCCGCGATTCGTGCGCCTGGCCGATGATCGGCCTCGGCGTGGAAGACGAGGTTCGCGCTTTGCTTGCCGCACGCGCACGTGGCGTAAGGATGCGGGTCGCACCGCACTCCCATCCCGTAAGCATCGAGCGGGCGCTTCACTTGGATGCCCCAGTCGCCCATTAGAGCGCACCCGCCAACTGCATCGCGTCGCCGACCGTTAAGGTCTTCACGAAGTTCGCGGTGGTCAGCACGACGGTGCCGACGGCCTGCTTGAGCGCGTACTTCACGGCGGGCAGATTCCAGCCCGCGTACATCACGGGCCCACCCATCACTTGCACCATGAACGGCCCCTTCATCTCGTAGTTCATTTCACATTCCCTCCAACCCTAGTCTAACATAGCGAGCAGGAAATGGTTGCTACTTATGTCGTATAAGTTTACCGCTCGCTACTATACAATGAGGTTGGAGGTGAACCCTTGGAAACCACGACCCGAATCCCCGACGTCAAAGGCCTTAAACTCTACGAGTTGGTCGACGTCATCACCGCGGACTGGAAGCGGCCGTACTTCGGCGCCGTCCCCTACATCGAAGCGATGGGCTACTGCGAGACCGTCGACACGCCCTACGGGTGCGAAGACGGCAAGACGCAGGTCATCTACTTCCTCGGCAACGCGAACACATGGCGGGGTCCCGTCGCGAAGGCCGTGAAGGCCGAACTCAAGCGGCAAGCAGGTCTCAAATAATGGTCTGCACCGCAACGGCGCTGGTCGACGCGTACGACGAGGCCGACCACGCCGTCGCCGACCACTACCAAGGTTTGGCTACCGTATTGCTCGCGAGCTACCAGGCTCGCAAGGCGATGGAGGCCGACGAGAGCGCGATGGTCGTCCACAATTCCGACGAGCGCCGCGCAGAGCGCCGCGCCTGGAATCGCCAGTATCTCGCGAACATCGAGGAGTACGCCCATCACGACGAATAAAGCGCCATCACGCCTCAAGGACATCGCGCTCTCAACGCGCGACTCGTTCATGCTCGACCCGCGCATCGTTGTGGTCGACAACGGATTCAACGCGCGAGACTTCACCACGCCGGACACGCAAGCGCACGTCCGCGAACTCGTAAACTCTATCAAAGAGATTGGGGTACAGAACCCTATCATCGTTCGATGGGACGAGGGCCGCGCGCTTTTAGTCGACGGCGAGTGCCGCCTCCGCGCGACGCTCCTCGCAATCGACGAGGGCGCGGAAATCATGTCCGTGCCCGCGATGAGTGAACCGCGCGGTGTCAGCGATGCCGACCGCGTCCTCTCGCTCCTCGTGCGCAACGGCGCGAAGCGCCTCGGCCTCCTCGAAGAGAGCGTCGTCTACGCGCGCCTCACCGCGATGGGCTGGCCGGAGGAACAGATTGCCCGAAAGTCCGGGTGCTCCGTCACGAAGGTGACGCGCGGCCTCGCGCTCGCCGAGGCGAGCGATAGCTACAAGGCGCTTATCTCGACCGGAAAGGTATCCGCAACGCTCGCGATCGACGAGCTACTCGCGAAAGGCGAGAAGGTCGCGTCGAAAAACTTCGAGCGCGTCGAAGCGAAGCTCGCGAAGACGAGCGATGCGCCGGTGCGCGTCAAGAAGACCGACCTCGCAGAACGCAAGCCGGGACGCTACACGCAAGAGGATGCGAAGGCGATGGTCTCCGCGCTCAAGGCTATCGCGGCCGACACGACGGACGCGCGTTCGAAGCGCATCGCGAAGACGGTGCTGGAGTCGGTGGGCTCGACCAGTGACTAAGACAGTCGCCGAACCGTTCGAGGCGCTGCGGTGAGCCAGGTTCGCTTCGAGACGATGATAAGGCTTCCGTCCAGTGAAAATACCGCGGCTGGGCGGTACCTCTCTGCGCTCAAAAGTCTCGATGAGATACTGCAAAGGGCTGCTAAAAAAATAGCTTTTACCGCACCCGTCTCATTTGAAGGAGTGCCGCCAGATTTATGGCGCCTACTCCAGGGTGCCGAGCCACTTTGGGAAGAGCAACTTGCACTCGATACCCTAAATGCCATCGAGTCCCCCCGCACATTTTACGTCGATCAATTCGACACCCTAAGCGATGCCATCATCGAGACGTACCACTTCCTGAGAGAAGTGCCGGAGCCGTACGAGCCGATGCCGTTCGTTGCGCCGTGGCCCCAGTTTCGCGTTCGCGCTGAAGGCGGCAAGTGGCTACCGCTTCTGCCGCAAGGCTTTTCCACGAAGTACATCGTCGCAGAGACGCAGCGCACCGGCTTCTGTTGCCTAGCTCTCGGAACCGAGAACCGATATGCGATGCTCGATGAGGGCCTTGCTCGGTGGTACGTTCAAGACCCGAAGACCGGAGAGCGATTATCTAACTATAGCCAAACGGCGCGTATGTTTAAAGTCGTAGGTTTCGATGGCATCTCGCATAAATTCTCGGCGACGGACCTGTCTGAAGCCGCCGATGAGGGTATGGCGATATCGGCGGTCGCGTCAGTGCTTGGTGCCATCTCTTTCGTCGCGCTCATCAATCATCGCAGCGTCAAGCGTGAGACGATCGAGGACCCGGCGCGGCCCATCAATCGTCAGCAACGTCGCGCGCAGAACTACCGCGAGCACGTCTGCGAGCGTGTCATCCTGAGCCCGCGCACAAGCGTACAGCGCGCCGTTGCGCAATCGCTCCGCGGAGAGAACGTCTACACGCGCCAGCCGCACTGGGTGCGGAGCTTCCCGCGCAAGAAGCCGAGTGGGGGCTGGACAATCGTTCGCCCGCACCGTCGCGCCATTAAGGGCCTCACGCCAGAGCAGATTGCGGCGGTCAAGCCGAAAGACTACGACGCGGAGTCACTCGTTTGGCACGCCGCACATGGAGATATTTAGTGATTTGTCCGTTTTGCAAAGAGACGATGCACGACCTATGGGACCGTCGCTGGCCGCCTGGCGGCGGAGTAGAGGAGATTGATTGTGCACACTGCGGCGGGTCTATGTTAGCTGAGCAAGTGGTCAGCGTGAGTTACCGCGTGCTGCGGCCTCTGCGAGCGGGTGATGTTCCGATTAAGGGAATGGGGTCAAAAGAGCCGAACCCCTGAGCGATACCGCTCGTAGTCAGGGGCAACGTGGACGACCGCTACTCATTCCAGCCACCGGCCACGATCGAACAGCGTGGCTCTGGGCTCGCGACCATTCGCAAGAGCTTGGTCTCGTATTTTTTTGGTTCTCCGATCGAGCCCCGCAAGGGTGCCGACCCGGTCGGCAAACCCGCGAACATCCCCCGCGGGGCCGTCAAGAATCTCCAAGACCCGCCGCCACGCATCACGGCGCCCGGCTATTCGATCGAGGAGCTTGCCGCTCGTGACGATATCGTCTTCGCGGTCCGCAACACGCTTCGTCGCGCCATCGGCGAGTTAAAGTGGAAGATCGTCCCCGACACCGAGAAAATCAAGGCTGACCTCAAGCGCTGGCAGACGATCGTCCAACTGAATATGACGCACCCGGGATTCGAGCTAAAGTTCGTCCCGCAGGTGCTGGAGCCGGACTTCTTCTGGAAGGCGCTCGGCGAGCTTCGCAACGTCACGCGCGACATGCAAGCCGAAGGCGAGACGCCATCGACCTCGATGCGCATGCGCGAGTTTTTCGAGTCTTGCCTCGAATACCACAACGCGGTTGCCGAGGGCCACATCAATCGCGTGCAGGCGCTCTTCGAACATCCGAACCAGTCGTCGGACTCATCATTTCGCTCGTTGCTTGACACGATCGTCGACAACCTCACGCTCTACGATTCGGTCGGCCTCATCAAGAACCCGACGTTCGACGGGCGTCTCGCGGAGCTTTACGTGATTCCGGGCGACCAGGTGCGTATCTATCGCTGCGAGGACCTCTCAACGCCGCAGCCGCCGGAGATTGCCTACGATTGGTATGACTCAGCGCGCATCAAGGCGTCATACAATAACAACGAACTCGTATACTTCCGCATGAACCCCGCGAGCAATGGGTATGGCACGTCGCCAATCCTGGTCATCCTACGCAAGATGGTCGGCTCGATGTACGGCGACCAGTACATCAATGAGGGATTCTCGAACTCAAACATCCCGAACTTCGTGTTCGACCTCGGTCCGAACGTCAGTCAAGACGAGCGCGACCAAGTCGAAGCCGAGTGGGACAACAAGGTCAATAAAGGTCAGCGCCTCGGCATTTTTATCGGCTCGAAGGAGGGCGTGAAGGGATTCATTCCGCTTAACAACGGCACGAACCGAGACATGGAAATCATCGACATTCTCAAGTATTGGGCGAACATCAAGTGCGCCGCGTACGGGCTGTCGCTCAACGATATCGGATTCACCGAAGACCTGCACCGCACGACGTCGGAGACGCAAGCCGACCTCACGCAGAGCCATGGCATAAATTCGTATGGCACGATGATTGCGGGGTTCATAAACGGCGAGGTCATCAAGGGCCGTCTCTGGCTTCGCGACGACCCAATGAACGTCGACTCGCTTCTTGGTCATTCGGAGGCGTGCTTCCCGTTCCGAGACGTCAAGTTCGAGTTCGTTCAAAACAATGCGGACAAGAAGCTCGAAGACGCCCAGCGTGCCGAATCACTCATCGGCACGGGCGTACTCACGATCAATGAGGTCCGCAAAGAGATTGGCTTACCGCCGCGTCCAGGCGGCGATATTTTGTTTCTTCAGGCGCAACCGGGTTGCAAGGTCGAGGACCTCGCCATTCTCCCACCTCCGCAAGCTCCGCAACCGCCCGGTGCGCCCGGAGAGCCCGGCGGCGGCGACGAGGGCGAGCATGACGGCAAGGCCCCCACGAACGCGCCCCCGGCGCCGCACGCGCCGAAGCCACCGCACCCACCGAATCCTCCCGCACCGAAGGGGCCGAGTGAAGCGCCTTCGAACGCTGCCCAGAAGCGCATCGCTGAACTCGACGTCGTGCTGCGTAAGATGCTCGCAGCGCCCGGGGAGCCCTAAAAATGGCCAACACGTATCTCTATAAGCCGGGCACGACGCCGCTCTTGTCGCTCAACGGAACCCCGCTTACGGGCGTAACCGAGGTATTCTTCGCGATTCGGACGCGGCCAGCGCAAACGGTGGAGTCGGGCGCCTCGGCCTCCGCAGACGTTCAGGTTCAACTCGACTACAACGACAAGCAGGCCGTCGACCTCGCGCCGATCATCGCGCAGGGCGGCCCAACCACAGCCGGGTTCAACAACCCGCTCAACGCGCTCGGCATCTCTCCCAACGCCACCGGTATCCACCAGCCGGTCCGCCGTCATTCTGCGGCTCAAGGCGACACGGTGACCGTCGTCATCGGCGCCGGTACGCCCACGAGCTACGTGGTCGGCGTGAGCACCCCGAGCGTCGCTGACGCACTCGGCCAGCAACTCGTCACAGAGAACGACGGTTTAGTGGCGCTGCGCCCGGCCCCATAGGGCCTCGTGTTCGACGCCGCCGCGGTCGAGGCGAGCTATCACCTCATGGCCGTTCGCGTACGGCAAGGAGCCCCGATACACAAGGCTATCGGGGCTCTTCAAGATGCCTGGGGGTATCCGATTGCAAAGGCCGACACGACCGGCGGCCCGGGCGACCATCCAGGGCACGCAGAGATTGGCCGCCAAGAGCTTAGTTACTATAGGCTACTAACGGAAAATCAGAAGAAGGCGCTCGCGGATATCGCAAGTATCGTCGACCAACTGTACGCCGCCAACGGCGGGACGTGGCAGGGCATCGACCCATGGAAGGCGACCGAGCCACTCGATGAGTGGAAGATGCGCACAATGACCGCGCTCGCGCTCGAACCGATGAAGGCGTACCTCATCGGGCAGTCGCTTGCAACGGCGGCGTCTGCCGACCTTGCGCGCCGCCTCGGCCGCGGCGGGAATCAGATGATGCGTCCCGTGCTCGCAGAGGACCGGCGCATTATCGAGTTCCTCGGGCACTACTCGTTTTCAGAAATCGACAGCAAGCTCGATCACCTCAAGCACGAACTTCGCAACCAACTCATTGGCGGCATTGCGACGGGCTCGAACCCGAAAGAAGTCGCGCGTGCCATGCGCAACATCAATCAAGACTTCACGACCGACTTCGAGCGCATCGCAGTAACAGAAACGAGTCGCGCCGAGTCGGCGGGCCGACTGCAAGAGTACCTCGACCAGGGGTACTCGTCAGTCATCGGAAGTTCCGCGCACGACCCAAGTACGTGCGATCACTGCCTGCGCCTCATCGACGGCAAGGTGCACCGCATTGAGGACCTCATCGGGAAATCGAATTTTCGCACCAAGACTGGTGAATGGGGTCCTTACATTCCTGTCCATCCCTCATGCAGGTGCCTTTATCTGCCGTGGACGGCTGAACTCGCACGCGCCGCATGAGCGTGCTCCCCGCATCGCGCGCCGTCACGGAGCGCGGCCTCGTCCCCGTGCGCAGCCTTCGTTACGGCGACGTCGTGCTCAGCAAGGACGCGCGCTTTCACAAGCTCGCGTGCAGCCCTATCCCGAGGTACGTCGACACGACGATCATTTGGATAGACGGCCTCGGCGTCACCTTCGACACGAAGCTACGGCTCGCGAGCGGTGCGTTCACGGAGGTCGCTCGTACGCCCGACTACACGCCGCTCATGTGCGTGGCGTATGAGGATTGGGAAGAGGCGATAGCGCGCACGCCCCGCGCCGAGCTACGACCGCGCGGCATGGTCATCGACCGCGGGTCGTGTCACATCGCTTTGGGTATCGCGCCGGTCGCGGTCTTTGGCCGTGTGCTCTTCACGTCGAATGCGGCAGCCCTTGAGATGCCGCCTCGCGTCCTTGTGGAATACGCGGGAATCATGTTCGACCTCAGCGTTGACGGAGAAAACTCCTTCGTCGCGGAACGGTTCGTGAGTGAGGGGCTCTAACTATGGCTAAGCTCGGCGATGCCGTTCCGAAGAATGTCCGTAAGCTCGCCGATGCGGTGGGCACTGCGAAGCCGCCGCGCGTGGTGAAGGCAAAAGACGCCGCCGGTCACGAGCATGGCGAGGCTGGGCGATTCGTAAGCGCTGGCGAGGCGCATTCGAAGGCCGCCGAGGCGCTTCATGAGCACTACGGCGCTGACGCGCAACACAACGGCAAGAACGACCCCAAGGGCATGACGACAGGTTCTGGCCGCGCCGATACAACGGGGCGCCTCGCGCATGGCGCAAAGGCTGCCGTCAACGGACTCCTCGCACGCGCGGGTTCCTTACTCTCCGGTAAGCCAAGAACCGAAAGACAGCGCATCGAGGACAAGCACACGCACCCCGAGTCGGGGGCGGTGAACTACGACCGCTCCATCGCAGAGCGTCGCCGTACTGGCGACTTGCCAGTTCTCGACCCAAGCCGCCCGACCGGCGTCTTCACGATCGGTGGAGGCGCTGTAGGTAAGGGTTCGGTTGTAGAAGACTACGTCGGCAACGGCGGCCAACAGCGCAAGGACGGAACGACTTACGAAGCGGGTGATGGCCGCGATGACGACCCATTCGTTGCCCCGCAGCCCGGCTTTCACCCGAGCCGTGTTATCGATTCCGATGCTGAGAAGAAAAAGAACCCACTCTATAGCGATAAGAAAGGCGAGACGCGCGACCACAAGGCCGCCTCGGCTTCAGATATGTATGGCCCAAGCGGCCCAAAAACGGGCGCGGACATCGCGCGCTATTCGCCGGAAGAGATCGAGGCCTTGCACGCCCACGTGCGCGCCACGACGAAGTACAAGGATGCCCACGACTTCGCACGCAGCACGATCACGGGACCGCGAAACCCAGAAGCCGCGGCGCGCGGCGATATGTCGCATGGCCATTTCAACGACGGAACGAATCCAGACACCGAGTTTGACGGCGGCCTCACGCACGAGCTTTCTTCGCATGTCGTGAAGAACAAACTCGCGGACGCCATCGCCCACCCCGAGAATGGTTCATTCGTTTACGATTCGGTCGGCAATATCAAGTATGGCGACTGGGCTAACCAGGCGCTGGATAACGGCTACAACGTCGACTTCGCCGAGGCGACCGATCATCTCGGAAACGTCGCAAATCCCGCCGTGGCGCAGTACCGCAATCAGGGGCGTGAGCGCACGGTAGACCCAGCGGCCCTCGCTGCAACGCATGCCAAAGCGGCCTTGATATCACCCAAGCTACGGGCTTTCGCGGCAAGCGAAGGCGCGAAGGGTCGGCGCATCACGCATGTGCCCAAGGCAACGATGAACGCGGCCGACATCGAGGAGGCGCTCAACGCTGGGATGACTCCCGATGGACCGCCCAAGGGATTTGTTCACCCAAAAAAAGCCGCCGCGGCCAAGGCCGCTAGAGACAAAGCGCTCGAAGACCCGAAACCATCGAAGTGTCCGCATAAATTTGGCTCGCTCAAGGGCTTTGGCCCATACGCGCATCGAGAATGCTGGAATTGCGGCAATAAAGCGCCCTTGACGCCTGACACGAGACCCAAAAAGCCGCTTGCTCATCGCATGAAAGACCCGAACTCCCCGGACTATGCCGGAAGGTGACGACTCTTTGACTTTATGGTATAATGAGGTGAAGGGAGAAGTATGAACGAGGACGAGCTTCGCGCCTGGATGGGCGACTTTGAGTACGAAGAGATGCAGCGAAAGAAAGCCGTGGTTGTGCCGGACCCTACCCCGCCAGCGCGTTGGGTCAACCCGGAACGCGACTACGAACCCAAAGCTTAGCGGTACCGAGGGCCCCTAGCGAGAAAGAAGCCCGCCATGGCGAAGATAGACGTTCCCATCGGGCGTAAAATGTCAGCGCTCGTCTCGCGCGAGATGGAGTTACGCAAGAGCTTCACAACGGGCTCCTACGAGGACCACATGAAGCTCGTGCGACCGTATCTCATTGCGGGTTCAGGTTGCGAGCATCCGGAGCCGGTCGGCAGCAATGACGGCATGAGCATCGGCGCCCCAGGGAGCCACTACCAAGACGTCGTGGCGACGTTCCCGGAATACGGCATCGTACTTTGCAACACCGAGGATGCCGCTTGGCGCGTTCCATACGAAGTCGATGGCGACGAAGTAACTACAGGCGAACCTGAGCAGGTCGAGCAAATGTTCGTCCCCGTCGGCGATGGCGACGGTGAAGTGGACGACGAAGAAGAGGACGACTAAGGCGATGGATAGCCCCACATAGGGGCTGACGGGTCATTCGGCAAAGAATGACGGGCACGCGAAGGCGCCGCCCATTTTTCTTTGGAGGAACCCTATGAGCTATCCGCTGCCTACCGGCTCGTTCGCGTCGACGTTTTCAAACGGCCAGTTGACCGACCCGATGATCGGCTTCCTGTGCGACAACGAGGTCGACACGGTCGCCGCGATGGCCAAGTTCAACATGCTCGCGACGACCGGCGGGCTCTCGGGCTTCACGCAGAAGCAAGCGCTTCTCGCGATTCTGGCGTTCTTCGACGCAAACGCCGAAGCGGTTCCCGCGCCCGCGTCCGTCTATAGCGGCACCGCAGGTTCAACGACTCGTTACTATGGTGCGATCGTACGCTACCCGCTCGTACCGGGCCCGGGCCTCGGAACGATCGGCGCAACGCGCTTCGTGCCGGGAGCCCCGCCCGAAGGCCGCACGCCAAACCAGGGTCTCGGTGCCGGTCAAATCGCGCCCGTCTCCGCCATCGGCGGTGGGGCATCGGGTCGCGGCTTCCGTTACAGCCTTCTCGGAGCGCGCACAACGGTAGCGGCGACGGCGGCAGCGCTCTCTGCGAGCCCGGCGAACATCGTCACGATCACGGCGCCCGCGTCAAGCACCGTCTGCACGGCAGCGGCGACGACGCCGACGTTCGATATCGTGGCGTGCGACGTCAGCGGCAACGTGCTCTACTATGTCGCTCTCGGCGTTGCAGCAGGCGCAGCGGCGGTCGACAACGGCGCAAATGTAAACCTGCCGTACAAGAAGGGCGTGCACGCGGAAGCGTGCGTCGGCCCGACGTCGGGCACCGCGCTGTACGCTCCCGCGACATTCGACCAAATCACGAGCATTTACTAGCGGATGGGCCTCCCGAGTTCAGTCAGCGGCGGCGGGTATGGCCCGCCAGCCGTTGGCCGGGGAGCACTCCCGTTCAAGACGCAAAAGCCGAGCGACAAAAATATCGTCGTCATTTTTCAGATCGTCTCCGATACTCCCGAGCAGACGCAGGTCATCTCGAAAAAAATCGCCGAACAAATTAAGGACCTTCGCTTTGGCGACTATGGTATCGTCGCGTTGCTCTCGCCGCACAAGGTCGAGATGAGCGCAACTGACACGGAGAAAATCGCCGCGTTTATCTTGCCGACGGTTCTGCGTATGCTACAGATTCCCGACTACAAGGCGCAGGAGAAATCCCGTGCATGACATTGCCTTTGGTCAATATCAGCTACCATCGCTCGCCGCAGGCATGCGCGCGGGTCGCGTCTATATGCCATTCTCGAAGATCGACCGGGAGCGGCGCATCGTATGGGGTGTTGGGCAAACAGAAGAAGACAAACCCGATTCGCAAAACGATATCGTGGACTTCGAAGGCACGATTAAAGCCTTCAAGCGCTGGGCTGGAAACGTGCGCGAGATGCACGGCGACACCGCCGCGGGCCATGCGATTCAAGTTCTCGGAATCCCGGGCGAAAGGAAAATCCTCGTCGGCACCCATGTATCGAAAGGGGCCCAGCCGACATGGGAGAAGGTCCTCGACGGAACCTTACGGGGTTACTCAATCGGTGGACGCGTTCTTCGCAGCCGAATGGAACTCAATAAGGCGACCGGAAAAAAGGTTCACCGGATTCTGGACTACGAGCTTGATGAACTGTCCCTCGTAGACACCCCCGCGAACGCGTCATGCATCATCACCGCCGTCATGAAGCGCGGGAACGCCCTCATATTTAGCCAGACCGGGCGCAAAGCGTACCAACTCGTCGGCCGCAAGGCCATCGACCTCTAGGAGCACTAAACGTGGCAAAGCTCGGTAAAATCAAGTCCCTGGACGAGTACGCGAAGCTCGACGTGATGAAGTCAGCCAAGAAGGACGACCTCTTCATCGTCATCCCGAAGTCGGCGATCATGGGCCGCGACAAAGACGGCCACATCATCCTGAACAAGGCGGCCGACGTTTCCGAGGATATCCGCAAGGAAGACATGGACGCGTCCGGCTACGGTCAGGACAGCGGCGACGCGATGAGCGACGACGATGAGAGCAACTGGCCTTCGAAAGAAGAGTCGATGCAGCACGCCCAGAACCTCGAAAAGTGCAAGGGCGCCATCATGAAGGGCGCTGGGCTCGACAGCCTCGCCGACGAAGATGAGCAGGCGCCAGAACAGCAGCGGGACGAGAGTGACGACGCCTTTAAGGCGCGCAAGGCTGCGTTCACGAAGTCGCGCTCCACTTCCACGCTGGCGAAGCGCCTCGACGACGTTCCCGCGATGATCGAAGCTGCGGTTGCGAAAGCGCTGGCTGGCGTCGAGGGTGGCGGCGGTACGGCGGTTCCCCGCAAGGGCGAACTCGTCCTCAAGAACGGTTCGCAAGAGGTACAGAACGGCGACGGCGGAAAAGATGAGCGTACGCTCAAGCAGGAGCGCCTCGAAGTGCTCAAGTCCACGCGCCAGGGCTTCCTCGAAAAAATGTCATCGAAGATCAAGTTCTCGGATACCGAGACGATCGAGAAGCAAAAGGTCGCAGACGAAATAATGCGGCTCGAAACCGAACTCATGGCTCGGGCGTAACGAGCCGCTTTTCCAAAAACATCGGCTAGAAGTCCATCCCACTGCGTTGGCGCGTAAGGGGACGGATGCCGAAAAAACCGCCTGTGAGGGGAGCCCAGTAACGTGGCCAAGTTAGCAGAGTTTCGGAGCCCGGA